CCCCTGGGGAGGGGCTGTCACGCAGTGCACCACCCGTGCTACACAGCACGATTCTTATCAATGATAAGAATAGCTAACCAAAGGAGCTTCCTTGTTCATCGAGAAAGGCACAACCAAGAGCAGATCGCTCGAGGCACCCTCTTTCCGATTTTTAGGAAAGTGGAGGGATCCGTCATCACCAACCAATCCATGGTTTGTTGAGTCGGATACCCGTGCCTCTCTCGGTGGGACTCAGATTACTGAGTCGGATGGCAATAGGTGGCCCCTTCCTAAGAAGGGTGATTTCCACGATTATGGTTCGGAGTTTTTCTCCATAAAGAAGGAGGTGGTGAACTCTAAGTTCAACCACGCCATCTTTTTTCGAAAGCCAGTTCCCGGTCATGGTCCAGCCGAGCATATGCTCGATGGACCACATATCGCTAACTGCTTCGAGACCATAAACACTGGTAATGAGTATGGCAAATTGAAACTTCCACTTAAGTATGCCTTCCCTCCAGACCTCTCATCTTCAAGAGAGTCTCTGGTTCAGAAGGGTACTTTGGCAATTTCTCTTTGTCAACCCACTAACCAGATTGCCAATGCAGCTACCTTCATGGGTGAGCTCATGCAAGATGTACCCTCTATACCTGGGGTACACTTGTGGGAGTCTCGACTGAGAGCAGCCGAAGTTTTGGCTCGCTCTTCAGGTGAATTCCTTAATGTTGTATTTGGAATTCTCCCAACTATCGGTGATATGGACAAATTTTTGAAAGGCGTCCATAAAATTGATAGAGCCGTTGACCAGTTCATACGTGATTCTGGTCGTATGGTTAGAAGGCAGTTTCATTTTCCCAAGGAAACGACAACCACTATCGTCGATCTTGTGACTGACACAAATGAACCACGTTATTCACCGGTGGGCCAGGAATTTATCTGGAATTCACCCACGAATAACTATATGTTTCATCTGTTAAGTCCCAATCTCGGCGTAGGGTTCCCGAGCTGGAATACCAATCGTAAGCGGACCGTTGAACGAGAAATTTGGTTCAGCGGAGCCTTCACTTATCACCTTCCGGATGGATACGACTCCCATTCGAAGGGCGACAGACGGAGGCTTATGGCTCAGCTCTTCGGAGCCAGGCCAGATCTCAATACGCTTTGGCAACTCAGCCCGTGGAGCTGGGCCGTTGACTGGTTTAGCGATGCAGGCGACTTTATTAGTAACCTGCAAGCGCATATCAGCTACGGTTCGGTTATGCGTTATGGGTATATGATGGAAACTACTACCATCACAGATACCTTTTACGCGGGTAGGGCCCGAACTGAATTTCCTCGGGATTATGGGGCCTTTCCAGACCCCTTTCCTACCCCCTCACCCGTCATTCTTCGCACAACAGTGAAGAAACGGATAAAGGCTAACCCCTTTGGTTTTGGCATTGGTTGGGAGGGCTTGTCACCCCTCCAACTTGCCATAGCTGCAGCTTTGGGTATATCCAGAGTTGCTAGGTGAGTTCACTTCACACCAACGCACAAGGAGTACGCTAATGTTCACTGAACCACTGTCCCTCACTCCGGGAGCGAGTTTCGACGCTGGAGCTGTCAGTCTTCCCCGTGTTTCTTCTCAGGGAATGACTGCCATCTACCAGGCGACACCACTCACGGTTAATGCGGGCTCAGTCCTGAAGGTTACCGCCTCCCATCAATTGGGTCGTCGGTACCGTCGGGTCCTTCGCTGTGATTACAGCGACAACGCAGGGAGCACCTTGGTCTCTGGAACAACGGCTCCGCGTAGCATGTCTTGCTACGTAGTGTTCGATGTTCCTTCGGTCGGGTCGTTCTCTGCGGCGGATCAACTGGCGCTGTTCAATGGCCTTAAGGGCACTTGGTCAGCGTCAACGGATACCATTCTCAAGAAGCTTCTGGCTGGTGAAAGCTAGCCAGTTCTTGAGAGTACCCAGGTATCCGTGATCAGGAGTGAACGTTTTGCTTAGGATGTTTTCCTCTATTAGGAGGTAACATGAAAAGCCTAACGTTGCTCTGGAAAACCATCGCTGCCGAACTGGCGGCGAGATGTTGCACTAGCGCCCACCACGACATTAAAACTGTCGAGGTTCGGTCAAGACATGAGGGGTTATCCTTTCTAACGATAACCCTACCTTCCTTCGCAAAAGACTTTGAACTTAGTCTAGAGCGAGGGTTTGTCGACGACGCTGTTTTTCTTAGTTTTAAGAAGAACAGGAGTCTCCCGGCATTTCTGTCGGGTTTCTCTCGTCTTGTCTTTGACCGTGATAGTGGCGTCCTACTTGATGAACCCAATATCTACGCGATTCAAGCTATACGACAACTTACGTTGCTCTATAGTAAGATTCTCGTCGATTGTAATGCACGTCGTAAAAACCGTGCACTACTCGAGTTCATCGAGTGTGAGCACGAAGTCCGAGAAAGATCCACGATGGATTTTAATCATTTTCATCGTGTTTCTTCCTTGTTGTTCGGAAGAATGTTCACTAAGATAGACTTTCGAGTTTATCAAGGTGACCTTCGACCGAAGCATGGTCCTGGTGCTACCGCTGACTCCTTAGCAGGAAATCAGAAGTATAACCAGACTCAATGGCCATGCCGCCTTGAACCATACTTTCCTTATGGAGAGATGGTTCTACCCAATTGGTCCTTCTGGGAACAATTGGATCAGGTGGACTTCGTGGAACCCGAAACGGAGATCCCCGTTAAGGTGACCTTCGTTCCTAAAACGATGAAGACACCACGAATCATAGCTATCGAACCTACTGCGATGCAGTATGCACAGCAGGCGGTCCTTAGTCTGATTCGTGAGGAAATTGAGGGTTGTTACCTCAACTCCTTTATCGGCTTGGATGACCAAACGCCTAACCAGCGCATGGCTCTTCAAGGATCTATCTCTAATGATCTTGCAACACTCGACTTGAGTGAAGCATCCGATAGAGTGTCTCATGAGATCGTTTCTCTCCTTCTCTCTGATCATTGTCATTTTCATGACAGTGTTATGAGTTGTAGGAGTCGAAACGCTCTCCTACCTAGCAAGGATGTCATATCTCTTGCTAAGTTTGCGTCTATGGGTTCGGCCCTTTGTTTTCCTATTGAGGCGATGGTCTTTCTGACATCGATCTTCGTAGGAATTCAATCGGACCTTGGACGTTACTTGACCGATGATGACATTAAATCATATATCGGTCGGGTGCGCGTCTTCGGTGACGATTTGATCGTTCCGAAGATTCATGTGCGCTCCGTGATACGTTCCCTTGAATATTACGGTCTCAAGGTCAACGTGCGCAAGTCCTATTGGAATGGA